GGAGGATCTGCTCCTGGTAGATGATCTGACCCTTGGTACCAGCCGCGATCCGGTCGATTACTGGGTGGATCCGGGTGGGCTCGCGCTTGCCGTGCTTGACGTCGATGTACTCAGCGGTCGTACCGGAGAACAAGGGTCCAGGACGAGAAAGAGCATTGACGTCCACCAGCTCAAGGAAGTCGTCAGGCTTGAGGTCTCGTCCCACAAGCCGGGTTGCGCGGCCCTCGAATTGGAACACGCCGATAACATCATTGCGGTGGAAGGCATCCAGCGTCTCCTGGTCGTCGAGTGGGAGCCGGTACAAGTCCTCCAGCGTCAGCCCGGCGATCTTCAAGGCCGTCGCAATCATCCCCATAGTCTTTAGGCCAAGGAGATCGATCTTCATCAGGTTGATGTACTCGGCGTCATACTTGTCGACGGAGACAGCCGCGATCTCGCGGCCCTTCACCACCCGCGTGTAGAGCGCGACGAGGTGACTCAGCGGCGTATCGCCGACCACGACGCCGGCAGCGTGCGTCGACATCGACTTGTAGTTTCCTTCGAGGGCAACGGCTTGCTCGATCTCTGGGAACTCCTCATAGATCGCTTTGGCGCCCTCGAACATCTCGATCGTGTCCATGAGCGCTGCGTCCGCGCGGGAGTCACCGCCGGACCGCTCCACGATCATCCCGGCCAGTTCCTCAATCTTGGCCTTAGGGATCGGCGGCCGCATCTTGCCCTTGTACTCGTGGGGATCCCGGTAGACGCGCTGCAGATCCTTGAGGGCTGACTTGCCTTTGTACTTGGTGAAGGTGCCGATGTTGCCGACGTACTCCGCGCCGAACTTGGCTACGATCGCCTCCCGGACGCGGTGCCGGTGCTCGTCGTCAAAGTCGATGTCGATGTCAGGGAGGTCAGTACGGGTGGGGTCAACGAACCGGGAGAAGTCGGTCAGCGGAAAGTCGAGCGGATTGGGCTCGGTGATCCGGAGGAACCAGCAGACGATTGACGCAGCGGAGGAGCCGCGTCCCGGGCCGACCGCTACGTCGTTGTCCTTCGCCCAGCGGACGATCCAAGACACCAGTAGGAAGTAGCTCTCATACCCCTTCTCCACGATCAGGGTCATTTCGTGCTTGACCTGTGCCGTGGCGGCCTCGGCCTGCTTTCCCTCGGGATCCCAGCCCTGTCCCTTGCGGTACCGCCAGCCCTCCCGGATCCAGGCCCAGAGGAGTTCAAGTGGCTCAATCGGCTTAGGCTGCAGGCCTTTGGCTACCACTTCAACTCCGCTTCTGTTGCAGGGTACTGGAATTGCTCGGCCTTGGGGAGGACAACGTTGCAGCGGTCGGCGATCTCGCCGGTAGCGCGGAGCGCGGATTGTGTTGCCTTCTTGGACATTCCGGTCCGCAGTAGCCGCTCATAGACCGACGCGTCCGACAGCGGCACGTAATCCGGGACCTCGTACTCCCACCCGGACATCTGCTGCGCGATCGTGTTCATCCCGCGCCCCGCGGCGTGAAGCAGCGCCCGTAGCTCGTGCTCACCGGGCCGGAGCGTGTGAACGTCAGCGGTGGCGACGAGAGGGATATCCAGACTCGTACCCAACTTCTCCCATGCCTGATTGATCAAGAGCGCTCTGGGAAGTTCCGGGAAGATCTGGCACTCCAGGTAGAACCGATCCCCCAGCAAGTCTTTGAAGTTTCCCGCGAGCTTGACCGCCCGGCTCCAGCTCGCATCCTGCTCGGCAATCATCTTCCCGCCCAGTAGGCTGCACGCCAAGAGACTGTCGGAGCACCCGGATAGCACAATGAGTCCCTCCTGATACTTGGCCAAACTCCGGCCAAAAACAGTGGGCCACCGGTGGTAGTCCTTCCAGCTCTCGGATATGAGCCCGTACAGATTGGAGAGTCCGATTGAGTCCATCGCCAGAATCGTCAGGTGGCATTTGCGGTCACTCTTCTCGTCAAGGGCGGTGTACGCCTCCAGACCGAAGATCGGTTTGATCCCGGCCTTGGTTGCCGCCTTCTCCAGCGGAGCATGGCTACTCGCGTTGCCGTGCTCGGTAACGGCGAGAGCGCGCATGCCTAGTTCGGCAGCGCGCTCAACGTGCTGAGCCGGTGTCCCGTATCCATCCTGATACGAGAACGTCGTGTGGTGATGCAAGCTAACGAACTTCATCCGGCGCCCTCTTGCCCTTCACTCGGGTGCCCCATTTGCAGTTGACGCAGCGACGATCGATGTAGGCCTTGGCATCGCGCGCTCGGCGGATATGGTAGTGGAACGTCGAGCCGGGGAATAGCCTGCCGCACTTGGAGCAGGACGCCGCGAGGAGCGTCCTGCTGCCGAGTCGCCAGGCGAGCTTGCTCACCCGTAGACCATCTCCGGATCGAGCATCTTGCAGACGCTCACCTCCAGCCGGTTGCGGTAGCCGAGTTTGTCGGCCTCCCTCAGCATCTTCTGCCGCTGCTCGTTGGCGTACCCCTGGGCGTACGGCCCGTACGCGTGCACGATGATCCGGCCGCCCTCGCGGACCGGAGTCACACGCGTCACGATCACGTGTGTCTTCGGCTTCCCCTCAGCCATGCCACGCCTCCGTTGTCCCGATCTGGCCCTGATAGTGAGATTGCAGTCCTCCTTCACCATAGAGCCTCTCGGCTCCTGCCGCTAGGAAGTGAAAGGAGATCTGTGCGATCATCACTCCCGGCCGGAGGAGGAGATCGCGCTCGCCATCGTTCTTCAGCTCCAGCGTTACGTCGCCCCAGAAACCGGGGTCGATGAAGCCGGCAGAGTGGACGGTGAGGAACTGGCGCGCCCAGGACGACTTGCCCTCAATCCGGGCGGCCACGTTACTTGCTCGCATGTCGAGCCGCTCCACGAGCGAGGCCAGCAGGCACTTCCCTGGCCGGAGCGTCCACACCCCGCCGTCGCGGAGCGAGATGGCTTCACCGAACGGGTGCTGGATGAACTCCGCCCCCAGCCGGACGTCGAGGCTGGCTGGTTGGATCTGCTGATCGACGATCGCCCCGAACCGCTCCAGCCGCTCCTCCGGGACGAACACGGTCGGCTTGGCGCCGTTGGTAGGCCAGACGGCCTCACGGATCGCCTTGTCCGGCAACATGGTCATACCAGGCCCATCTCTTTCATCTTGAGGAACAACTGGAGATCGTGGATGTGACGCTCGGCGTTGCGCGAGTGCCAGTTGCCGGTCGCCAGCGCGTCCTTGAGCGGGAGGGAGGCGTCCTTCTCCTGAGCCTTCATCAGGTCTGTGAGCGGGAACTGCCCGATCTCCGCCCGCCGCGCGTCCTCCCGCGCGTGCTTGTCCTTGATGGCGTTGTTGATCTCGTTCCATTCGTTGCTGGACTTATCGGCCTGGATCTGCGACTCGCGGATCTTCGCCCACTTACGCTCAACCCACTTGACCTCGGCGTCGCTCCAGCCCTCAGGTCTGTTCACGGGTACATCTCCCTAAACCATTCGCCGAGCGCTTCCCAGTCGCGCTCCATCTTGGGCCTTACTTCCGGGTTGCGCAGTCCGTAGGCCGGGTGCAGCATCGGCCAGATGAAGCGCTCGCCGACGAGAGCAAATGCCTGCCCGGCCGACTGCGTGACGCCGGGCAGATGCGGTGCGAGAGCGTTCTTAGCGGTGCCGCCTACCGCGACTAGCACCGGCGGGCACCCAAGCGCCTTCCACTCTCGCCGGAGGTACGGGACCGCACGGAGCGTCTCGTAGGGCACCGGCGTCCGGTTGCCCGACGGCCGGTACTTTACCACGTTGGTGATGAAGTACTCCTCCGGCCGTAGACCGGCGCAGTCGGCGATCAGCGAGCGGACCACCTTGCCCGAGGCGCCCACAAATGGACGCTTAGCTGTGTTCTCCGTCGCCCCTGGGGCCTCGCCCACAATCAGCAGTTTCGGCCGCCTAGCGCCCTCTCCGGGCACCAGGACGATGCCCTCTGTCCGCATGTGGTCCCAGTGCTTGTCGTTCCGGATGGCCTCGTATACGTCCTCCAGCGTTTCGCCTTCCGTGATGCGCGGCTGTGGCGGAACCTTCCGGAAGCGCGGACGCCGGTCGGGATCGCTGAGGCGCCGCACGTTGGCCTCGGCCTCGTCACCCATGGCGCCGCACCCGGATCCGGTACGCGCAGTTGTCGGAGAACTTGTGCTCTTCGATGCAGGCGCCGCACTTGAGCCAAGACTTGATATCGCTCGCGTCCACGAGGATGTAACCGGCGGCCTCCAACGCCGTCGGATCTCCGCCGATCGCAGCGTGAGCAGCCTCGATCACATCCCGGCTGAAGTTGCCGTTGACCGTGTCGATCCGGGTGGGCTCCGACGAGACGGGCTGCACGGCCGTCCGGCGCTGCTCTTCGAGCGTCGCCGTCTCGTAGCCGCAGCCCGCGTAACCGGCGATGTCCAGCCAGGAGTCGCGGTGCCCCGGAGACCACATCAGCCGAGAGAGCTTGAGCGCGATCATGAACGTGGCGACGTCCGAACCGCGCAGCTCGCGTATCTCCCCACCGCCCGCGTCGATCCGGAAGCCCATTGCCGAAGCGATCCCGGCGATCCGCTGGAAGTCCTCGTCAGGCTCGCCGTAGGACTTGTTGCGGTCGTTGCTGATGATCCGCTCCGCCTCAGCGAGGAGTTCGGCGCGGAGCTTGAGACGTTCGTCGGCCATGTTAGCGATCCTTCCAGCGGTCGATGTCGTGCTTCACGCGGATCCAGATCTCTTCGCAGGATTCGGACCGGCGCCAGTTCTCGTAGTGCCGGTTATATGGCTGGTCCCGGAGGATCGGCCCATGTGCCGGGAAGCCGCACAGGCCAGCCTTGTAGGCAGCCTCGATCATCTCCGGCAGGTCATCGACCAAGGCCGCGACGCGAGGCTTGGCCTGCCTAGCCAACTCGTCGTACTTGGTGCCGTCCTCCTCATGCGCTGGATCGAAGAGGAGCGCATCATACTGGATCCTGTTGCGCCGCAACCACTCTCGAGTGTCCGGATCGACGTTGTCCAGCCGGAGGTACGGCCTCGTGGTGCAGAGCCATACCTCGGCTCCGGTGGCCCTGATCTCGTGGGTCAGCTGGGATGCCCCCTCGTAGCAAGGCATCCAGCGCTTCCAGCCGCCCTGCCGGTATGCCAGTTTGGCGTCCCGGTAGTCGCGCTGAGAGATCCCCATCCACTCCCACAACCGCAAACCTGGATTGTCTTCCCCGGTGGACCAGTCCCCTTGCCGGTTGAAGTAGAGCGCTGCAAATGTCAGGAAGTTGCTGTGGTAGTCACCCAGGGTGCCGTCGATGTCGAGGGCCACGACCGGCTTGCCGTCCCCGTTCCGGTTCACAGCTTGGCCGCCTGCTCGTAGGCCTCGTGGGCCAGCACGCCCTTCTTCCACTGCCCGTACCGGCCGAGGCGCACGATGCCCGGCTGACAGTCACAGTTCGTGGAGAGCGGCTTCTCCACGCGCGCAACGCCTTCCAGGGGCGGCTTACGTTCGCCGGACCATTCGGCCGTCCGGTAGCCGAACACATTCGCGTTCCGGTACCAGCCGGAGTCGCGGCTCGCGTTGCACAGGATCTGGAACGGCTTGGCGTCGGTCACCGGGCAGAAGATCCCGCGCTCCGGCGCGTCACCGATCGCCCACACCGTCTGTGAGTCGAACGTGTGCTCATCGTTCTCGCACAGGACCGGCGCCGGTAGTGTGGAGATCACCCGGTCGTATCCATCCTGCGAGATGGAGAACGCCCAACCGGCGGTGATGTTAGGGGTGTGAAGGATGTGGTTGGAGTAGAGGTCCCAAGCCGTGTAGTAGGCCACACGGATATCCCAGCCGCTGTGCGGTGCCGTGAGTTCCTCCGGCGACACGCTGATCCCGGACCGGCGGCCGTACACCTTAGCGCGGTACTCCTCGGCCGTGCCGCCGATCAGCTGATAGTCGATGTGGTGCCCCGCCGTCGCATCCACGAGGCCGGGGATCGCGCGGTGCAGGTACTGGGCGCCGAACATCTCCGACCGGCGCTTGTTGGAGTAGATCACGACGCGCCACCCACGCTGGATGAGAGCGTGCGCGGCGAAGAGTCCGGCCGGTCCACAGCCGAGGATCGCGGCCGTCCGCTGGATCCCCATGGATCGCTTGAGGAAGTTCACTGATCTGCTCCTTCGGGGCGATTGTTCATGTCGTCTTGCTCAGCTGCAGCTTGAGCCTCGTTCCAGCGCCGCATCGCCTCGGCACGGATGCCGTCGATCGAGGGGTTGTAGGCGTTGGTGACGATCGCCAGCACCCAGGCTAGTTCCTGTGCGCGGTACCGGTCGCCCTCGTCCTCGGCGTCCGTCCCGGTCATCAGGCCTTCCATGAGCCGGTCCATCTCGGCCCACAGCGCCTCCAGAAGCGTTGGCCCGCCATAGATCGGCTGCAGCGACGGCCGGTGTAGCGTCACCTCAACGCTGAAGCCGTGCTTGGCCTCGGCTGCCTCCTCGCTCGTGTAGGCGGCCACCGGGTCATCCCCCGCCATGGCGACCCAGATCTGTAGCGGCCGGTCGATGAAGTTCTGCGGGTGCTGCGTGAGGTCGATATTAGGCACCGCCCTCTCCTTCCCAACGCGCGATTGCCTCCTGGGTCTCCATAACCTGCCTTCGCATACAGCGAACAGTCTCCTCCGGGTAGCCGGTCACGATCGAGACGAACCGCACCATCTCGTCCTCGCTGTCAAAGGTCCAGAGGTTTTGGCGCAGCTTACGCATCAGTCGGCTCCTTGTGGACGTGGCGGTAAGGGCCATCCGGCCGACCGTCATACAGCTCGTGAAGCTTGCGGTGGTAGGTGCGCCATGTCTCGGGGTTTTGCAGCCGACGCGGGAGGCCGCGTCGCTTCCGGTCCGGCTCCTCGCGGAACTTGAGAGCGAGGTTCTCACCATGACGCGCTTCCATGTGTTTCATCAGCGTATCGTCGTCCATGTCGTCGCCCGACGGCACCCGAACGAACGGCGCTTCCAAATCTTCCATACGTTGGCCCCTTTCTGGATCTGATCCTACGTCCGGGAATGCACTGCCGCTAGGCGCAAAAGCGACGGGCCGGACGCGCCCCACACGCGTCCGGCCCTTCTCCACCGCTCCAGTAAAGCCTTGTGCTGCCGGCCGACCTAGAAGGGCGGCTCCGTGTCGTCGCCCTCGTCGTCGTCCTCGTTGTCGGTACCGTCCGCGTCGTCCGCGTCCTCGTCGATCGGGAGATAGCCGGAGCCATTGAGCTGCAGAGATTCGTCGTATCCCTCGCTCGCCGGACGGCGCGAGACGTTCACGTACACCTGCAGCCCCGCCGGATCGCCGAGCGAACCGAGCTTGGTGACCTTGCCCTCCTCGTCCACGATGATCCGTGTCTGGAACTCCTTGGAGGACAGGCCGAGAGCGTCACAGAACGCCCGCACCCGCCACGCCGTCGAAGGCATGACCGGCATGTTGTCCCAGAGCGGGCACGCGTCGTACTTCTTGTGCTCGGGCTTCCAGGTTCCGTCCAGCTCCCAGAGGATCTGGAGCTTCGGGTTGCCGGTCCCGCTGACGCCCTTCTTCATGAACTTGGCGGTGAACCGGTAGATCCCGGCTCGCGGCAGCGGACCGGCGTACGGAGCGAAACCTTCCCGCTGCTCGGCGTTGTCGATGTCATTGGAGCTGAACTCGCCCCAGGTTGCCTTGGGCATCGCTGGCCCCTTTCTGGTTATCGCGTACGGCGTGCAGGTGCACGCCGCTTGGCTGCGGGCTTGGCCGCAGGCTCCTCGGGAATGTCGGCAGAAGTGATCTGCTCGCCGGAGTCGATCATCTCGATCAGCTCGCCCATCGTCTTGTCGTCGGTGAACGTACCGAGGGCGTTGAACTGGTCCTTAGCGAAGTACGTTGTCTCCGACTCCGGATCGCGGAAGTTGCGCCAAAGGATCCGGCGCACCTGGTAGGCCTCGCCTTCCAGCTTCTTCACCCGGATCGACATGAAGCCGACTGCGTGCATCAGGCCGCAGACGTAGTTAGAGACCTCGTATCCCTTGCCCTGGATGCCGGGGTACACCACGCGCTCGCCCTCGTCGTTCTCCGGTCGCATTGCGTGCGCGGTGAAGAGGACGTTCGCCGGGACGTCGATCATCCGCGACACCCAGGACTTCACGAAGTTCTGGGCGTTGAAGTAGTCCGGCTTGTCGGGGAGGTTGCGGTGTGCGCGCTTCGCCGGGTTGGCGTCAAACGCCTCGGCCGCGTACGTGAGCAGGAACTTGTTCTGCATCGTGCCGAGACCGTCGACCACGATCCAGTCATACTTGGATGCCCCGCCCGCGTCCAGCCAGTCGGCCGCCGCGAGCGCGGTGGC